AGAGGCGGTGGCTCGATTGGTCGCTTGATTCGTTGGAATTATGGCGCTGTTGATCCAAGCAAGCTCCCACGCCTCAGTCATAGCGGGCTCGACACAGATGACCTAGCTGAGAGCTTGGCGATGTTACCGCAGCTCGTCACGTCAGGGCTCTTAACTCCTGATGATGAGCTTGAGCGCGCTATTCGTGAGCGCCTCGGTGCAGGTGACTTACCAGAGGAGGCGCAGCGTTCATCTGTAGAGCGCTCTGCATCTGCTGTGGGTGTGAAGGCGTTGGCTGAGGCTGCCATCAAGTCGAGGCGCAAGCATGAGAACGCTTAAGCGCAAGATAAAAGAGGTCGCTTTGGCGATCCCTGATAAGTACAGCCACATCGACTTTACGCCACCTGATGGCGCTCGCAAGGCAGCGGAGCGAGCGTTGAGGCGCAGGGCAGACAAGCCTCAGTCTCAGCGTGGCATGACTGCTGTGGGTATCGCTCGAGCGCGTGACCTCATCGCAGGCAAGCGCCTATCGCCAGAGACAGTCAAGAGGATGCTCGCTTACTTCACCCGCCATGAGGTGGATAAGCAGGGCTCTACTTGGGATGACTATGGCAAGGGTCGCCAAGCTTGGGATGGTTGGGGTGGTGACGCTGGCTTTGCTTGGGCGCGAAAGGTTGTTAAGCAGATGAACGCAGCCGACAATAAGACAACATCTTTGAGGGCTTATGGCGAGGCTATGCAAGTCTCACCTCAAGCCACCTATGACGTGCCTAATGGCCTCACTCTCGGCAAGGCTTTCAAGACCTTGGCGCTTGGGCAGGTCAGCTCTCGCATGAGTGGCGAGGCGATTGGCGCAGAGATTAACAGGGAGCTCCTTGAGGAGATGGTGCGCGTCTATCAAGACAGGCGTGACGCTGACCCTGTGATCATTGATTGGCAACACGCTACATCACCCTTCGGTGGTGGCACACCTGCGCCACCTGAGAGCGGGTCAGCCCTCGGCATGATCGTTGACCTAGAGCTTCGTGAGGATGGCCTCTACGCAGTGCCAGCTTATAACGAGCGCGGGCTCAAGGTGGTCAAGGATGCAGGTGGTGTCCTGTGGTCAAGCCCTGAATATCTCCAAGGCGAGATCTTCACACGCGATGGCGGGGAGAAGGTGGGCGATGCTCAGCTCCTCGCGATCACCCTTACCCCACGCCCTGCTCAGTCTCATCACAAGATTGATAGGGTCACACTTAGCGAAAAGGAGCTAATCATGGATGATATGTCCGTTGATGACCTCAAGTCTGCGCTCGCTGCTAAAGACGCTATGGTCAAAGAGCTTGAGCAGAAGATCAAAGATATGATGGAGGACTCAGAGGCTTCCATGTCTGGCGAGATGTCAGCTGAGGAGATGGCTGAGGAGCCCAAGAAGGATGAGGAGCCCGGTTCTGAGAAGATGGGCTACAAGTCTGAGGATGAGCTCAAGAAGAACAAGCTCAGCGAGGATCCTTCTGAGGAGCCCACCGATGAGCCCAAAGAGGTGTCTCCTCCTGCTGTGCAAGCCATGAGCGAGGCTACTCTCCTCAGCGAGATCAACAAGCTGCGCGCTGTGAACAATCAGCTCAGCGAGCGCCTTGGCAAGATCGAGGCTGAGAAGCTCGCAGTCGAGAGGCGTGAGGCTGTTAGCGCGCTTCTGCGTGAGGGCAAGGTCGCACCTGCTGAGCGACCTGCTGTTGAGGCAGCGTGGGATCAGCGCACTTCACAGCCTGTCTTTTGGTCAATGTTCAGCGAGCGCCCTGCAGGGTTCGCTGTGCCTCTCAATGAGGTTGGTCATGGTGCATCAGGCGAGGAGCTCACCAAGGCCAAGCTCGTTGATCGCGTCAAGGCTCTCGCCTCTGACAAGTCTATCTCCTTTGAGGCTGCGCTCAATCTCTTCCGAGAGCAGCACCCCCAAGACTATCTCTCAGCGTTCGGAGGTTAATCCATGAATACGCAGAACATTGTTAAATCCTTTGTCGCAGCGGGTGCCATCACCGAGTTCGCTGTGGTCGCTCTCACTACTGCTGGCAAGGTCGCTGTGGCTACCGATGCCACCTCTGATCTCGTTGTCGGTATCGCTCAGCGTGGTTGCGCTGCGGGTGACGCTGTTGAGGTGCTCGTGCATGGCACCTCTCGCGCTATCGCAGGTGGCACCATCGCTCTCACCGATACTCCCCGCCTCGCTGTGACCACGGCTGGCGCTGTTGTGGCTGGCGATACAAGCGGTGACTACCCCATCGCTCGCTTCCTCCCCAACGTCAATCAGATCGGTGCATCTGCCAATGAGCAGATCTTGGTCTTCTTCCACGGTCCCATCTTGCCCAACGCCTAATAGGAGGTGATCCATGGCTAGTTCATACAGCAATCTGCATCCCGTTGATGAGATCCTCAGCAGTTTAGTCGCTGAGGCGGTTCCTAGTGATAGTCAGCTCATCGCTGACAGCATCTTTGAGACCGTTGACACTCCTGAGCGCTCAGGCACCTTGCTCCTCGAGGAGACCCGCAACTTCATGGGCGCGGGCGCAGGTCTCGACCTTGAGCGTGCTCCCGGTGCAGCTCGTGCCAACATCGGTGGCTTTGATCGCTCAAGCACCACCTTCAAGAGCTTGATCTACTCAGCTCAGGACAGCATCGCGATGGAGGACATCCTCGACTCGCAGTACCCTGGCTCAGAGGAGGCTCGCATCGCTAAGAAGGTCGCTCGCGTCATGAAGCTCGCCAAGGAGAAGCGCGCTGCTGATCTTCTCTTTACAGGCTCCAACTTCAACACCGAGACCTCTACCAATCAGTTCGGTGGCAAGTTCAACGCTGCAGGCGCTGAGCCTCTCACCTACCTCGATGAGCTTAAGGACGTGGTGTTCACCAACGCGCATGGCATCAACCCTGATACCCTCGTGATTGGTCGTAACCTGTTCCGCGCTATGGCTCGTAACCCAGAGGTTCGTGGCTTTGTCGGCTCATCTTCAGCGGGCATCGCCTCTGGTAACATGATCCTCAAAGATGAGGCAGTGAAGGATGTGCTTCGTGACGTGCTCAGCATCCCCAACATCATGGTGGGTGAGGCTCGTCAAGACACTGCTGTGCCTGGCGCTGATAGTTCTGAGGGCTACATCTGGACTCCTGACACGCTCTTCATGGGCATCCTGCATGGCTCTGACGCTATCGTGCAAAAGAGCGGTAGCGTGAAGGCCATGCCTGTCGCTGCCCTAAACTTTAAGTTTGGTGGCACGGTGGCAGGTCAGTACGACAGCCTCGACCGCACCCGCCGTTATGTCTATGCCGAGGAGAGCCACCTCTTCAAGGTCATCGACAGCTCTCTCGGCTTCGTGCTCACCGACTGCCTCTAAGATAGATGATCTGCTCTTGTGGACGGACTCACGCGACCCTGCTAGCTGAGAAGATCGATGCCGATAAAAAGGCAATCGAGGAGCTCAGAGCGCAGGCGCGCACCCAAACAGGAGCCATCAAAGACCTCACTGAGGCGAAGATCAGAGAGTTAGAAGCAGAGCTGGCAGCTGAAGCTGCCATGAAGAAGGCGCTCAGGAAAGCCAAGCGTGAGATCGTAGCCAACCTCAAGGCAGGTCTCTCGCTCGCCTCTCCTGAGTTCTTCTTCCAACTGACACGCGAGCAGCTCCTTGAGTTTGTTCTGCGTGGCGGGCTTGGGCTCGCTGTTGATGAGTTCATGGCTCAGCAAGGCGAGATCACCAAGACAATCATCGAGACCATCCTAGAGACCTATGATGGACTCACTCCAGAGATGGTCAGCGCAGCGCAGATCGATGCCTTACAGGTTGACGCTGCTGATGCTGTGTTTGAAGACGTGATCATCCCTGACACTCTTAAGAGTGTTCGTGAGGCGCTCAACGCGATCTCCGTTGACGTGCCTATTAACCAAGTGATGACTGCGCTATCTGCTCGACTTGAGCAGAGCGAGGGCAGACAGCTGACCGAGGTCAGAACCAAGCTCGCTCAGCATGGGCGCGCTGTCACTGCACAGCTCGCAGATGATGCGGGGCTCGACCTCTACTTATACACAGGACCACGCGATGGAATAACGCGAGGCTTCTGTCGGGCGCTCATTGATCTCGTTGTTGATGAGAAGCAGATGAGGCGCTTGAACAATGGGCAGGGCTTACCTGTCAAAACAAGCGGTGGCGGGTATAACTGCCGACACTCATGGAGCCCTGTAACTGAGGGTTTTGTGGCAGCCGCGAAACTGAAGCGAGCGACAGCTCAAGACATATCCAAAGCCAACGCAGGAGCATGAGCATGATCAAGCTAGTGACAGGACAAAGCCACCTCTTTGAGTGGATCGCTCCAGCTCCCTTGACCTCAGCGCCCACCTTCAAGGTGTATCGCAACGGCACAGCATCAAGCCTCACCATGACGCAGACGAGAGCCAACGCCTCGGTCAGCTCCATCTCTAACGATAGGCGCACCTTGACTGTGGATGCTCAAGCCACCGGGCTCCAAGCTGATCAGAGCAAGGCTTACCTCATCACCAATGGGGATATGATTTACCCTGTGAGCGTGGCGCGCATGGTCGATAACACAGCGGTGCTCGCTGACCCTCTGCCTAGAGAGGTTGATACATCGAGCGCAGCCACTTTGGTGTTCGCCATGTACTATGCCTCAGTGCCAACAGCGGTGACTGATGAGGCGGGTTATTATCCCTGGCAGATCGAATATGTGAGCGACTTAGGGCAGGGTGTGGCGCGCAAGGTCGAGAAGGGTCTGCTCAAGGTCACGCCTCGCCCCTTCGATACCTCGCTTGATCATGATGGCCTGGTCGATATGTTCCCTCAGCTCGCTGACATGGTGCCACGCAGACAGACGAGCTATGCGCCACAAGTCAACGCTGCGCTCGAGGAGATCGCTCTGCATATCAGAGACCATCTGCGCGATGAGGAGCTCACCGAGGATGAGGTGTTCAACGCTCAGAGCTTCCGTAACGCTCACGCCTACTGCACAGCAGCGCGTGTCTATGAGATGGCAGGTCAGCTCGACACAGCCAACGCGATGAGGGAGCGCTGTGATGAGCTCATGCAGATCGCGCTGAGGTCTGTGGCGATTGATCGCGATGGTGACAACATCGTTGATGAGGGCGAGATCAATCAAGCCAAGACAGGCGGGAGCGCTAGAGACTTCCGGGCCTCTTGGCGCACCTACACCAAGACTGCTTATGACAGCACCTTCACGCCAGCGCGGGCGATGAGGCACTAAGCCATGCCTGCAACAGTAAGGCTCAACCTGCCTAACTCGCTGTGGACTGCGAAGGATAGTGCGCGCCTCGCTGCTAACACTGTCGCAGCTATCAAGCTGAGGACAAGCAAGGGGCTTGATGCTGATGGTAAGCCTTTCAAGGCATACTCAACACGCCCCATCTATGTGGCCTTTAGAGGCGCTCGCCTCAAGCCTAAAGGTGGGCGCTTGTCACGCACAGGGCGCAGCATCTTTTACGCAGGTGGCTATCAGCAATACAAGCAGGACAGCAGAAGACGTGGCGCGGGCTCGTCTGCGCTTGTTGACCTGGTGGCCTCTGGCATCATGCTCAACAACCTTGTGGTGCTTCATGCTGACGACAAGCGATTTATCCTCGGCATGACACCTCATGTGAGGCACTACGCCTATGCAGTCAACGCTGAGCGCGAGTTCTTAGGGCTATCTGCTCAAGACGTGAATATGCTAGTCTCAGCCGTTGAACATGAGCTGATGCAGAAGCTCAAGAGGAGAGGTCAGCGATGAGCCAAGGTATCTCAGCAGCTCTCGACCACCTAGCAGGTCAGATCGAGGCGATCACGCCAAAGACTGACGTTTATCATGGCTTTGTCTCTATCGACATTGATGGGCGCACAAGCCCTCTTGAGGCTCACCAACACACCACGCGCTTCTTTGAGATGAGGCTCAACGGCTTCGCCATTGATGATGGCGCTGCAGGTCTCAGCGGGCGCAGACGAGCTAACGTGCTCTTGCGTGTTAAATATGAGGTAGGCGAGCGCAGGTACATGGAGCGCATGGTGGCAGAGGATGCAAGCTCTCTCCTGCTCACCTTGAAGGGCCCAAGCTATGACCTCGCCAACACAGGCATCATCTCGGTCATCCCTGGTGAGCCATCGACAGAGCCCGCTCTTGATCCAACCACAGAGCAGGTCAGCATGATCTTAAACTTTCCCTTTGATCTACTTTACTTGGAGGCATTATGAGCGTCACTCATCGTTCCCTCAGTGTGGCTGTGGAGAGCGCCTTTGGCTCACTCAGCGCGTCAACAGGTCTGCCTGACAACAGTGGGCTCACCTATACCTCTATCCCATGCGAGCGTGACCCTATCGTGGTTTATGGTGACCCTGTGGTCAGCGAGCGTAATGATGCTCGCGATGGCTCTTATGGTCTGCCTCCTGAGCCTGACACTGTGTGGAGCTCTGGCGCTCGAGTGCAGAGGCGCACCGGTCAGATCAGCCTTCGCCTTGACCTCACCACGATTGGGAGCGCTGCCGACAACTATGATTCCAACTATCTTGGTCATCTGCTTGGCGCAGGTCTCCTTACTGCTAAACACAGTGCCACCTCTGATGCTGTCAGCAGTGTCTCTGATGTCAACACATTCAGCCCCACCACCACCTCCACCAATTATGCTGTGGGCGCTATTCTTGGCGCTGAGCTTAATGGTCGCGCAGAATTCAGCGCGGTGACTGACAATGATGTCAGCGGTGACGTGACTGTGAGCCCTGCTTTCAGCGCGGGCTTCACAGGCACACCGACTCTGCGCCTCATGCAGACTTGGTTCCCTGGCTCACGCTCTGTGCTTGGTGATCGCACTCACAGCCTCAGCTTCCGAGTGGATGGGGTCAACTTCCGTTCATACGCTTACGGCTGTGTGCTTGAGAGCCTCGCTCTCAGCCTCGACAATGGGCGCGTGATGGCTGACCTCACATATCAAGCAGCGCTTATCCAAGATGATCATGGAAACGCTGTTGGCCCTATCGAACCCACCTACAACTCAGGAGCTCCTGCCTTCTTCCGAGGCTCTTATGTGGTGGTCTCTGACGCTGCGCCCACCTCGCTCACCAACGCCACCACCGGTGACACCCTCGGTCGCGTGGCGCTCGATGTTGAGGACTTCAGCTTCACCATCACCAACACCCTCACGCCTTTGGGTCACAGCAACAGCTTGCTCGCCATGTCTGACATGGAGATCACCGATGTAGATGTTGAGCTGAGCCTCACCTTGAGCACAGCCAACAGCTCACTCAATAGCGACTTCTTCAATCGCCAGCTTCGTCAAGTCTTGGTGGGCATGGGCCCTATCGGTGACGGTCTTGGCGCTGCTGTGATGATCCCCGCAGCTTACCTCACCGGTGACGCTTCCAAGTATGAGGTGGGTGGCAACGACATCGTGCGCCAACAGCTCACCTACAAGGCTTCACGCTTTGGTGGTGACGTGAGCGAGAGCGGAGCTGGCAACAGCCCTGTGCGCTTGGCGTTGGGGGTCTAACAGATGGCGCTCTCATTCATGCCTTCGGCAGACATGACGATTGACGTGGTGGTCAGTGTTGACCCAAGCGTCAAGGCGAGCCCTGAGCAGTGGCGCGCCTATATGGAGACAGGTGACGTGACAGAGCTTGAGGCTCATGAGGGCGCTACTCTATTCACGCTCAAGGCTCTCTCGCCCTCTGAGCGTGAGCAAGCCGAGGTCAAAGCAGGAGCTTACACGCGCTCTGAGCTTGGCAGGATGCTTTGGGTTGAGGCTCCTGATGACCTCAAGGCTAAGGCGCGTTGGCACCATGAGCTCTCTGAGGATGAGCGCGAGGCGCTCGCCATGTATCAGCACTACCTAAATCAAGTCTTTGTGGAGATGGTGCGCGCCTCTCTCATCAAGATTGATGGTGAGCCTGCTGAGGGTCGCGTTGATGCAATCAAGCCAGAATCTCATCGCCTCGCTGTGATCAGTGAGCTTGTGCAGCATATTCAACGCATCAGTCTCTTGGGCTTGCGGGGAAAATAGCGCTCGCCTCCTCTGTATGGTTGGGGAATAGTGGAGGCAGAGGTTGGAGCTGTGATCAGTGTAAGGCTAAGCCTTCGCTGAGGCGTTTGCGTGGCAACTGTGGCGGGCCCTTTCAGCAGGGCTTGCCTATGGCTCAACGCGATGAGCTTGGGCTGTTTGTGCCTGGCTATCGAGTAGCGCCTAACAGCGGGGCTACCTTCTCTGACCTAGAGGTGAGGCACTGCCCCATCGCTGACGCTAACAGGCTCGCCTCTGTGATCAGCGCTTATTATCGCCAGCGTCAAGGCTTAGGCTCGATTGACGCTGTGTTTCCTAACCCTTCCTGTGCAATAGTGGAGGCGCTCGATGTGCTACACTCAAACACAGAAGATATGCTTGCTCGCAGACAAGAGCAGATGATGCAGGAGGCTCGTAATGGCTGAGAATACCATTGAGATTGAGATCGAGCTATCAGGTCAGAAAGAGACTGTTAGCGGTCTTGATAAGATCAAGAGCAGTGCAGAAGGTTTAGGTGAAGGGTTTAAGGGTGTCACCGGGGTGATGGATAAAGCCTCCTCTCAGATAGGCGAGGGGCTTTCAACAATCACCGAGGCGATTGGGCCTTCTATTGATGCTGTTGGTGAGCTTAGCGAGGGAATAGGCGCTCTAAGCAAGGGCGGGGTGTCTGGCTTCTCAGCGTTGATTGGCCCCATCGGTTTGGTTGTGGGGGCGCTCTCTGCTCTTTATGAAGGTTATAGGCAACTGAGCGGAGCTGCTGAAGAAGCGGAGATGAGGCAAGAGGCGATGGCAGCTGCGAGTGCTGACCTCATGTCTAAGCTTGAAGCCCTCGCTGAGGGTGGCGTTGTGCCTGCAATCAGCGCCCTGCATGAGTTCTCTAAAGCAACGATCCAGAGCCAAGTGGCGAAAGACCT